TCAAGAAACGTGGTGACGCGGCGTCGCCCGATCTCGCCAAGCTGGGCGGTGTGCGCATGCTGCGCGCGTCCGAGCCCGGCCGGAACGAGAAGCTCGACAGCGCGCTGATCAAGCTGGTGACGGGCGGCGAGCCGATCGCGGTGCGCATGCTCCATCGCGGCTTCTTCAACCTGGTGCCGCTGTTCAAGCTGATCATCCAGGGCAACACCAAGTTCGACATTCCCGATACCGATGACGGCATTTGGGGGCGGCTCAAGCTGATCCCCTGGCTGCGCAACATCGATCTGCCCGAAGAGGGTGTCGAGAACTGGCCGGTTAAGGACAAGGACCTCGCGACCAAGATCAAGGCCAACGAGGCGTCGGGCGTTCTCAATCACCTAGTCGCGGGGCTATGTGACTACCTGGCTAATGGCTTTGTCGAGCCCAAGAGCGTGACGGAGGCGACGGCCGCGTATCGCGATGCCAGCGATCCCATTGCCCGCTTCCTGCGCATGTGCACCGAGCCCGACGACAAGGGCCGCATCCAGTCGTCCCGGCTTCACGAAGTGTTCGTCGCTTGGGCGAAGGCCACGGGCGAACAGGGGCAGCGCGAGTGGTCGAACAAGAGCTTCACCAAGGCGATGAAAGAGAAGGGCTACGAGACTGGCCGGTCCAATGGGATGCAATGGTCAGGCCTTAAGCTGACGAGGGATGTCTACGATTTCGTGGATAGCGACGGCAACGTGATCACGCTGGAGGATCGGGACGACCCGGTGCTCGACAGCGCGCGCCCGCCCCCGTTCTACGACGACGACATGCCGCCCTAGCGCGCGCGTTCGGTTTCCATCCTTCCATTTGGAAGGGTTGCCGGAAGGATGATGGAAGGGAAAAGGCGCGGATTTCTGCGGCTTTGGAAGGGTTGGAAGGATTGTCGACATGTTCCGCACATCACAGGTGCGCAGGCATGTGCGCGAAGCGAAACATTCGTAGATGTTTCCAATCTTTCCAACCTTTCCGCTCAATAGAATTAGATAGGATATTCCAATGAGTTACCGGGAGCCTATTAGCGGAAGGATCGAACCGAACGGTTCCGATGGTGGAAGCTTGCTGTCCTTCGCCGAGGTCGAGGAACGTTTGATCGAGGCGATGCTGACATGCTGGCGGCACCCTGACCGGGAGCGGGCATGGCTGCGGGTCAAAGCGCTATGGCCGGACGTCCAGGCTGAGCCCGGCGATCACGACGCGCGGGGCGGCGACATGAAGAGCAGCGACGTGCCGCTGCGTCCCTTGTCCGCCACGCGCCGCGACATTGCGGAGATGGAGGAAGCGTTCGGCTGGCTGGCCGGCAGCGACCCGCTCGACCGCAAGTTGATCGGGCTCGTCATCACCGCGCGAGCGCGCGGGGTGAAGCAAGTGCCGTGGATAAGGCTGCTGACGAAGCTGGGACAGACGCACGGCGCCGATGGTCTGCGCATGCGGTACGAGCGGGCGATGGGTGCGGTGTGCCGTGCCGCGAATGGCAGTTTTTCGCCGGTTTGCGCTGTCAACCCGGAAAATCGACATGCGTGACGATTTTGCATGTTCGCATCTGCCCCGAAAACAGGCATTTTATCGATACGGTCGGGTGAGCGTGTGCACGCCGGATCGTGACCCCTCGCATCCCCGAGCCTCCCTACCCGCGACCCCTCGCGCCCTCCGCCATGCGGCAGGGGGTGGGGGGCCGTGGGTCCTTCCGGGGCCTCGGGCGTATACGGGGGCCGAAGGCGTGTCATTCGTGACAGTGCGGTATTTTCCGCTCGCTTGCTGTTGTTCTTTCGGTTTCGGTTCGATGCGAGGCCGATATGCGCGGTAAATTGGCCGATCTGGTCGCCACGGGGATTGCCTCGGAGCCGACGCTGCGGAAGTGGATCACGGCCGAGCCGGATCAACCTTGGATCATCAAGCGCGGCTCGAACGGCGACGCCTACGAGATTGAGATTGAAGATGCGGTCCGCGCCTTCAAGGCTGCGGAGGAAGCGAAGCTGCAGGCCGCGCGGGAGCGCAGCGGCGCAATTCGCCAGATTGCTTTGGACCTCGGGCTGGGCAGTCCGGATGATGACGGGGCAGTCGAACTATCGCTGGTCGAACGCCGCCAGCTGATCGAGGAGCAATACGCCGCAGATAAGCTCAGCCGGTTTCGCGATCAGCTGGTGCCGTACGACGAGGCCTGCGCCGCCTTCGGCGACGTCCTGGTGAAGTTCACGCAGACCGGCCGCACCTTCGCGGCGCGGTTGGCAAAACGGATCGACCTGACCCGCGAGCAGATCGCGGCGGTCGATCGCTTGATGGAGAACGACCTGGTCGCGCTCGCCGACTGGCTGGAGAAAATGGAAGTCAGCAGTGGCAACGACGGCACCCTCAATCTCCGGCCGGTTGCCGGCGCCGACGTGGAGGATCAAGCCCTACAAGTCGGGATCGATGGTCTGTCGCAGTCAGGCGCATCTACTCCGGCCGCGTGAACGCCTGACGGTCACCAATTGGGCGATCAAGCATCAGAAGTTCGATCCAGAGGTTCTACCTTGGCCGATGGAAGTAATGGACGCGCTCAGTGACGATCGCGTCTCGGAAGTCGGGCTGCTCGGCCCTAGTCAGGGCAGCAAATCAACGATCGGCCTCGCCTGGACCGGCTGGGTAATCGATACTGATCCGGAGCCGATGCTGATCGGCCAGCCCAGCCAAGCGCTGTCGCAGAATTTCGTTGAGACGCGGATCAATCCGATGATCGAGGCGACCGATGTCGTGAAGGCGAAGCTGTCGCCAGATCTGAACGCGAACAACCTTTGGCTCAAGAAGTTCAAGGGCATGTTCCTTTTTTCGGTGTGGCCGGTCGCGGCTCAGTTCGCGCAACGGCCGGTGCGCTACGCCTGGTTGGACGATTACGATCAGTTCCCCGACGATATCGAGGGGCAGGGGTCGGGCATCTCGCTGGTCGGCGGTCGCGACGCATCGTTCGAAGGCCGCGAAAAGAAATTCATATCGTCGTCGCCGGCAGACGACGCGGGCGGAAAAACGGAGGCGTTCGTCGCGGCCGGTACCGACGAACGGTTGCAGCCGCGTTGCCCGTCGTGCGGCGAGCGCTGGGAGATCGATCTGCTTCGCGATCTGCGGTTCGACGACACCGGCACGGCCGACGATGCAGAGGCCAGCGCCTATGTCGTGTGCGGTACCGGGAACGGGTGCACGCTCGAACCGTCCGAACGCCGGCCATTGCTGCAGAGTCTGGCCGAATTGCCAGCACGCGGCTTTGTTGCGGCGAATACACAGGTTTCGATCCGGCGGCGGACGTTCCGGATCGACGGTCTGCTAGCACTGACCAGCTGGCCGAAACTCGCCCGGCTGTGGCGCGAGGCGCAAATCGAATGGACGTTGCGACAGGATGAAAGCCTGCTGCGGACGTTCACGAACACGAAGGCCGGTAAGAACTATCGCTCGCAGCTGAGCGGCGAAAAGCCGCTCGACACCGAGGCATTGAAGAAGCGCCGCGAGAAGGGCTTCATGACCGGGACCGTCCCGGCTGGCGTTAGGGTCTGGAGCATCCAGATCGACGTCCAGGCGAACCGCCTGGAGTGCCAAGCCTTCGGGTATGGCGACAAGCTCGAAGGCTGGCTGCTCAAGCGGTGGTCGATCGACGTGCTGGAGGATGGTCTGACGGCCCCCGCGCCGTTCAGCAATCCCGAGCACAGCCGGGTTTTGTTGCCGCTGTTCGATATGCGGTTGCCCCTGGCCGACGGTTCGGGGAAATCGCCGCCTCCGTTGACGGTGCACCTCGATATCGGCGGCGGCGGTGACAAGGGCGCCGGCGCGACCGAGTTCGCCAAGGCATTTTGGGAAGCGGCCCGGGCACTTGGTATCCCGGCCAGCCGGATCACGCTGACAAAGGGTGGCAGCAATCCGAAGCAGGAACCGCTGATGAAGCGGGCGGGTTTCGCCGACCAAAAGCGGCGTGGCGGGCCGAAGCGCAGTTCGGCGGAACTGTGGATTTCGAACGTCCATCGCATAAAGTCGATCATCGATGCGCGGTTTCGCCGGAGCGAGCCTGGTGCGGGCTATATCCATCTGCCGGGCGGAA